ATAAAGAGTGAATCGAGTTGGGAGACCTTTTGGCCACCAATATAAAGACTGAATTCGGTTGGGCTCGCAGCATTTTGAGAAAAGAGACCGGCGGTGTTGTTTTGTACACTCGCGATATTGGTAGCCTCAATCCAAATATAACTCATGAGGTCACCCTTAGAACGAATAGGAATGGTAATTTCATTATTAGCACCGAAGGTACCGATGTAATCCATACGCTCGGGCTTCATGGCGAAGTTCGTATGGCGCTTGTAATTTTGACGAAAAAAACTGACCTCTGGATCACCAGTGATGAATACATCCTGGGCTCCAACAGACACGAGTTCAATTAAAGCAGCTGACATTTATATATAAATGATATTAAAATTTTGGCTCATAGTATACATATGGTAGTATTCCAGGCACTGACATGGGAGGCGCGAGATGTTGAAGGAGAACATCACATCAGTATATTTGGTAAAACCGAAGAGGGAAAATCTGTATGTGTGACGACGACATTCGACCCATACTTTTTCGTGAAGCTCCCAAGGGACACGAAACCCGCTGACGTTACCCGATTGTTTAATGATATCAACCTTTTGAAGAAGGATCATGTCACCAGTTACAGTCTGACGAAACAAAAGGATGTTTGGGGATTTCAAAATAATGAAGAATTTCATTACATGCATCTAAATTTTAAGACACTCGAAGCTCGACGTAAAGTAAACTCTATTTTTATGTATAATAAGGAATTTTCAAAATATCATGTATATGAATCCAATATAGATCCCGTCCTGAGACTCATGCATAGAACGGGTATTCAGTCCACTGGATGGATAAACACTGGTACTAAGTGTGTTCGCTCCCACTTGGCAAAAACGGATATTGACCTATGGTGTAACGACTGGTCTACGCTCACACCCGTAGCCAGAGATGATATTGCCCCCTTTATTGTAGCCTCGTTTGATATTGAGTGTAATAGTTCAACTGGAAAATTCCCAGATGCTGATGTTACTAATGATGCTTGTTTTCAAATTGCTATTTCTCTTTGTAAATTTGGTAGTGATGAACCGTATGACAAAACATGTTTATGTTATAAAAAAACAGATCCAAAAATCGAAGGGTCGAACGTCATTAGTTTTGATACGGAGAAGGAATTACTTTTGGCGTTTAAACGGTACACAAATGAAAATGATATTGATATTTTGACTGGGTGGAATATTTTTGGTTTCGATCTTGACTATATTTATAAGCGCGCCGCGATGGTCGGTTGTGGCTTAGAATTTTACGATTTGGGTAAACTCAAAGAAAGTGAATGTCATATCGTATACAAAAAATTGAGTTCAAGTGCTTTAGGTGACAATTTCCTGAAGCTTTTACCTATGCCCGGTCGTTTTGTATTTGATATGTTCCATGAAGTGAAGAAGGGCTACAAACTCGATTCGTACAGTCTCAATAACGTATCTAAATTGTATCTTGGAGATCAGAAAATAGATATGGCTCCCAAAGAAATGTTTGCGCGATACCTCGAAGGCGACCCAGTTAAACTGCGTGAAGTGGCTGAATACTGTATCAAAGATACCTTATTACCTCATAAACTCATGAAGAAGATGTGTACACTACTCAATTTATTGGAGATGGCTAAGGCGACGTGGGTTCCCCTTTCATTTTTAGTGGAGCGTGGGCAGCAAATCAAGGTATTTAGTCAGTTGTCTAAAAAGGCTCGCGAATTGGGTTACATGGTACCAACTATTAAATATGGTTCTCTCCCTGAAGAGCAATACGAAGGTGCTACTGTACTTGAAGCACAGAAGGGTGCGTATTATACACCAATCACAGCCCTTGATTTTGAGGCTCTGTACCCATCGATTATGATGGCCCACAACCTCTGTTATTCTACATACGTCATGGATGAGAGACGATATGGTAATATCCCAGGAATTACATACGAAACATTTAACATTGGAAATAAGACGTATAAGTTTGCACAAGATGTACCGAGTCTTTTACCCGCCATTTTATTGGAGCTTAAACAGTTTCGTAAAAAAGCCAAAAAAGATATGGCGGCAGCCACTGGTGCGATGAAAGAGGTGTACAATGGTAAGCAATTGGCCTACAAAATCAGTATGAATAGTGTGTACGGATTTACGGGAGCAGGAAAGGGTATTTTACCGTGTGTACCTATTGCATCTACGACAACGTGTAGAGGTCGCGGTATGATTGAAGAGACTAAAACTTATGTTGAGGCAAACTTCCCCGGTGCGAAGGTAAGATATGGTGACACGGATTCGGTTATGGTTGAGTTTGATGTGGGTGATCGTAAAGGTATAGAAGCAATCGAGTACAGTTGGGAAATTGGTGAACGAGCCGCTGAAGAATGTTCGGCCCTCTTCAAGAAGCCAAATAACCTAGAGCTTGAGAAGGTATATTGGCCGTATTTTTTGTACTCAAAGAAGCGCTACGCTGCTAAGTTATGGACAAAGGGTAAAGACGACCAAATGCATATGGACTATGTGGATGTAAAAGGCCTACAACTTGTTCGCCGCGATAACACACCACATATGAGAGAAGTGTGTAAAGAATTACTGGATGTAGTACTAACATCCGGAGATCCTGGACCACCGAGGGACCTTGCGATAGAACGCGCGAATGAACTACTGGGTGGTAAAATTTCAAACGATAAACTCATCTTAAGTCAGTCTCTGTCCGATAGCTACAAAGTTGGTGGAAAGAGTGTTTCTATTAACAGTCCGGAGAGTATTCATATAAACCAGGCACACGTTCAAGTCGTAAACAAAATGAGACAAAGAAAACCCGGGTCGGAGCCACAATCTGGTGATCGTGTACCATATTTACTCACAAAGACAGATAATCCTAAAGCGAAAGCATTCGAGAAATCTGAAGATCCTAAATATGTAGAAGAGCATAATATACCCGTCGATTACCACTATTATTTTGTGAATAAGTTTTTGAACCCTGTATGTGATTTACTCGACCCGTTATATGACAATACCAAACAGGAAATTTTTGGTGAAATTATTGAACAGTATAAACCACCAAAGAAAGTCACCGGTCCAGCTTTGAGTGGTATGAAAAAGGAACAGTTGATTGAAGAATGTGAAAAGAATAATATTAGTAGTGACGGCACGGCGTTGGTATTACGGGATCGTATTAAATTGTTTAGACAAAAACAAAACTCTGTTGAAGACTTATTTAAAAACTACGCACAAAGTACAAGTAAGACATGAGTGCCAAGAAAATTGTTAAAATCGTCACGGAAAATATCAGAAAGTTAGTATCGGACCAACTTCCTTCTCTCATAGAAGATGCAGTCGATGAAGTCATCCACGAAAGGGTTGATGATGAACTATCTCAAACAACTTCCGAAGAGATGAGTAAAATTCTTGAATTTATTCATAAGAAACACGCGGTGCCTCTGGATTTACTTTTGCGTGATGCCGAGGAAGCGCGTAACACTAATATCTGTAAAGGAATCGTAAAAGATTCTGATGGAGAAACCCGAAGGTGTAGTTTTAGGGGTAAATTCGATGGATATTGTAAATTTCACAAAGACCAAGGTGAACGTATTCAGAAACGTGTCCTTCAAAGTGGTGATCATTTTACAAGTGCATGTAATGAAGTTAGAGAAGCTCAATCAGAGCTTAGAGATTTGGGAATATTATAATATATGAGCAAATCGACTATTCTACTAACATCAATAAATGGCTTTTATGGAGACGAAAAGAATCGAACTAAATTAATGAATATTCTAGATAAAACGAGTGGTATTTCACTTAGAAATTTAGAATGGTTCATCACAAATTATGCGAAAAAAAACAATACATCATACACGACGACCGACGGTAAACTTTTTACCGTACACTGTGCGTACAAGAGTAGTCTTGATGGGTACTCCAAAAAACTTTTTGACCCTTTTTGTAGGTCTCAAAAGTTTGCATATACTATTCCCGGTACATCTCATGAAATTCATACAACGCTTGCACAGTTAAATTTCATCAAATGGTGTATTAAGAATAATATTATCGAGTATATTTCAAACAACAAGACGTCACTTTTTAGTAAGCAAGTGACATGAAACCCTTATCAAAAATATAGGTTTGATATCCTGTATAATACATCTGAAGTGAATATGTTTTATTGACTATATCAACAAGTGACCCACTCGACGTATCTAATTTTACTTCGATGGAAGTCTTATCAGATTGTATCTGACTAAAATCCAGGTTCCCCGATGGCTCCACATTAATCGGATTCATCGAGAAACTGTATGTATATACATTACGTATAGGTCTTGAAAGTCTATTCTTATACGGAATTAGGTATTTGTAATAATTATGATTTGTATTCGAAACGTTAGGTAATTTATTTCCGTTGATATTAAAACTTGCTTCACTCATGATGGGATGAAAGAATGTCTGTACCTCGTCGAAATTTACATTAGATGAAAAATTGAATCGATTTTGATAAAACTTTTCTTCTTGTAAAGCTTTACCCCCGGTGGAATCGGTGACATCTTCAAATTCTGTATTTCTTAAAAACCAATGAATACATTTTACTGGAATATTCGGTACGAGGTTATTTTTGATAACGTCTTTATTTACATCACTGATTATACTTGGGTGCTTGCGTACGATATCTGTTATGAATGTCTGGGGTTCACTCGCTAGGTACTGTCGTTCTTCCGGACTTACCGTTATTTCTTCTGTAACGAGTTTAAACTCGGGGAGTGAGAGAGTGGTTCCCGTATCGGTAAAAAAAGTTTGTGGGTGAAACTCCAACTCGAATTCTATTTTTTGACGGTGTACAGCACATACTGGGAAGTATGGACGATTTGGTTTATTTGAAGAATATTCATCACTCGCATACTTCCTCGAAAAGAAGAAGTGTAGGGGTATCACAAGGTCGGATGAATATTGTGCATAGTCGTCAAAGTTATCCAACGTGGAATCATCATAACCGATACTTCTATTAACAAGAAACCTATTCGCCACTTTCTCAGACATTTCTAAATAAAGTTCATCATATATGACTCCCCAATCATCATGTATTTTTTCCACCTCTAGCTCGTCGACAAACATCGTGACACTTTTAAGAATGTGTCGACCGAGTTGGTCTGCATAGTTTTTTCCACCCCCAAAATCCGAGAGGCCTGGCATGGTAATACTCAACCACATATTACTCAAAAGATCACCCATATTTTGGGGATTGAATTGCACTTTAATAGTTTGTCCAAACGGCCACCCAGATATTTGCCCGGGATTAATCACGTTACGGCTTCTATGATACTTCCTAAATTCAGAGTGTCGTGTCATGTCTCGATCCTTAAAGAATGAGTCTTCTGGGTCTTTGGAAAGAAGGTGTATATCCTGCTTTCCAATAGCTTTGAGAGAAATCTTAGCAGCTTCACCCATACTTATCTATTGTTTATATATTTTTAATATCATTCTTCCACATGTCCATAGCTGTAGTAGACTTCATAATCTCAAGATCCCTTTTCGCCTGTTCGGATTCTTTGAGAAGTTCACGAACACTCTCATCTGTGTACTGAACGGTTCTAATATTCAAAAGGTAGTCATATGTTCCACCGATTTGTGGGAAGAGTCCAGAAAGTTGGTTTTCGAGTTCTTGCTTTTTACGGCGAAATACAATGATATCACCGTTGATGACCATGGATACAAATCGAGACTTGTAATCACACATCTGTGCCTTTGCCTCCAGAACTTTGATGAGATGTTCTTTCCGCTTCTTGTAATACTCGTAGCGAAGCTCAATAAAATCTTTTAGAATCAATTCTGGACTTTGGTATTTATGAATACCCTTTGTTGGATGAAAGAGGTGCATATTGGTTGTGCGAAGTGTCTTTTGAAGCTTGAGATCCTTAACGGCATCGTCACCATTGTAATCTTGGATGAGAAAATCCACATTCTCAGTTGTACTGTTATTTGTGAAACCACTAATGATTTTCTTTTCAATTAGGGTATCGAGGTGTTCTTTGTAATCTTGGGTCCAACGTCCCGGGGGGAGTTCGGTCACCTTAACCGTCCTCCCAATACTACTCCATACACCTTGGGTCATCCATGAATCATCATCTTGTTCAAAAACCTTCCCCTTGAAACCCCTGAACCAGGGTTTCATTTTTTGAATACTTTTACCATTTAATACATTTGTAATGTTGTCACGAATATCCTTGGGATTGAATGGAGGTACGTAGCAACTGAAACCAGTACCGATACCTTCACTTCCGTTAACCAAGATCATAGGTAGCGTAGGCATGTAAAAGTCTGGTTCAATAGACCGTCCATCATCATCCAAATAATTAAGAATCGCATCATCCTTGGGATCGAAAAGCTTACGAGCCTCGGATGTCAATCGTGTGAAGATATAACGAGTCTGGGAGGCATCCTTTCCCCCCATCAGTCGTGTTCCAAATTGACCACATGGCTCTAGGAGATTGATGTTGTTAGAGCCCGTGTAGTCGTTTGCTAGTTTGACAATGGTGTCGGCCAAACTTACTTCACCGTGGTGATAGGCACTCTTCTCAGCTACGAAGGCGGCCAATTGTGCCACCTTCATCTCAGCAGTCAAATTCTTTTGAAAACAGGAATACATAACCTTTCGTTGGGACGGTTTGAGTCCATCACAAACATGTGCGATAGAACGCTTGAGGTCTGCAAGACTGAAGTTTACCAGGTCCTTATGAACAAAGTCGGTGATGTTCAATTGTTTCACACTACCGTAAGGAACCTCTAACTCCTTGGGGTCTTTTGCTGTGCTTTCAAGAAGCCACGTCTTTCGATCATCGGCCTTTTTCTTGTCAAAAGCCAAAGTAATAGATTTATCAGACATCACATCTGTATCAAACTTGACGGTGAGATCTTCGATTTGCTTGAAATACTCACGTGCCTCCTTCGAAGTTGAGGTACCCAAACCCTTGTAATACTTGATACGCCAACCGGGTTGTCCATTTCCATACCAGGTTCTGAATTTAGAATCTGTATAGAACGACTTGGTTTGGTTACCCCTAGTAGCCTTGATAATCGGGGTGACCATCGATACGACAAATCCCAACTTGAGGAGACTGGGCCAGAAGTAGTCAATCATGTTGAGAATTAGACCCTTGATATGCGAACCGTCATTATCTGCGTCTGTCATGATCATGAGACGACCATATCGAAGCTCGGATACATCTTTGTAGTCCTTTCCCTGTTGGAGACCCAAGATCTTCTTGAGATCATTGAACTCCTGGTTTCCAGTCAGCTGTGCCACAGAAGCATCTCGGACATTTTTACACTTACCACGGAGGGGAAATACACCGTAGTGGTCTCGACCCACCACAGATAGTCCAGCGACCGCTAGGGTCTTAGCTGAATCACCCTCTGTGACGATAAGGGTACACTTTTTGGATTGCGCTGTTCCAGCTTTGTTTGCATCATCCAATTTAGGGATGCCAGTAATCTTAGACTTTCGTGCACCGCCATCAGTTTTGGCCAACTCCTTCATCTCCTTAAATTTTGAGAGAGCTGTAAGCTCATCGGAAATACCCGTTTTTAGGACGTTTTTAACAAAGGTTTTAGGCATCTCAAATTTAGATCCAAAATCTTGAACTTTTAGGGTACATTCAGATTTGACTTGACTCGAGAATGAAGGATTCTCGAGAGTGGCCTTTACAAAGATATTGAAGGTGTTCTTCACTTGTTGAGGCTTGAGTTTGATCTTCTTTGCCATCTCTTCGATGACACCCGATGCAACTAGGGATGCCACGTGGTCTACGTGGGTACCACCCTTTGTGGTGCAGATACCATTAACGAAAGACACCTGTTCCATACCATTCTCTGAAGGCCCGATACATACAGACCAACGGTCTCCAGTGACTGATGTGACATTCTCAACACCTTCATGCATCTTGGCATAGGTATCGAGGTTCTGTTTGGGTAGAACATCTCCATTAAACTTGACTTTACAGTTTGGGGTTGTGCAAATGTTAGCATCCCAAACTCTCTTTTGGAAAATCTTATATATGGCATTTTCCATCTTAGAAAGGCCAAATCTTCGCCAATCGGGGACAAAGGTCACAGAAACCGAGGACGTGGCACCCGAATGTTTTTTGATTTTTGGTGGTTCACAGACGGTCATATTTTTAGACCATTTCTGTGTATAGGTCTGTTTATTTTCATGGTCCTTGATCACGATAGAAAAATCTGATGAGTAGATATTCGTTAACTTGGCTCCATAACCATTACGGCCCCCAACAATTCTCTTTTGAGAGTCGTCGTAGTTTGTACTTGTGAGGAGATGCCCAAATGTAAGTTCTGGGTTCCATAGACCCTCCTTTTCATGCATACGAACACCGATACCACCGAGGGGTCCATTGTTTTCTATGGTTACAGCACCCGATTCTTTGTCGATATTGACAGAGATGGAGGTAACATTTTTGGGGTGCATAGAGTTGCGGTCGATTGCGTTGACGAGGATTTCGTCAAAAATTTTCAAGAGAGCTGGGGAATACTTGATGTTCTTCTTCTCAAACTGTGATTTGTTACTGTTGAGAACCCAATACGGTTCGACATTCAAGTCGACTGGACCGACATACGAGTCAGGTCTCTTGAGAATGTGTTCAATGTGGGTGAGCTTTTGAACTGATTCCATGGTTTTATTACAAGTCTAACTTTTAACTTAGGTTTTTCCTTTACAATTATGACCACCTCCAATCAAGCCGTTATTTACACGGTAATGATAATTACAATACCAGTCACCACAATAAGGGCCGCCATTTTGTTTCTTTACAAGTATGACCAGCTCCAATCAAGCTGTTATTTACACGGTAATGATAATTACAATACCAGTCACCACAATAATTGCATTGTCGTTTTGGTGTATCATCCGCGCTACACATGTGTGGAAATCCAGTTGAGCACTTGCGTTTTATATCTCTTTGTAATTCCTCTTCCTCTTCCTCTTCCTTATTCTCTTGGAGTATCCTATCAATTGTTTCTTGTGAAGGTTGTTCAAACCACACTTCATCATAAACCGTAAAGTTTCGTTGTGCATCTGTAAGATTTTTATGTAAACCAATGTATTGATACTTAATCAGGACTCGTTTACTTCCCTCAACAGTTATATTAACGGTAGTATTTTTAGGTATAGTATCTTTTTCCCGGTTGAGGAGTTGAGCTTTTGAATAGTCGATCTTATTACCACCCCCAACTCCAATCCCTGATATATTCAGCTTTGCTTCATTTTCCATATGTAAGATCTGCTTTTCTTCATAGTGTGAAGCTTCATATACAATTTCATAATTAGACTTATTTCGGATTTCCAATTTATTTCGTGTTCCAAACCATTTTTTAGATTTGGCGTTTGGGTTTGATCTTAACATTTGTATTAATTAATGTTTAGAAATTTTATCAACATATTACTTACTGAATTTCTTTTTAACAGGTTCAAAAAGTTTCAAAACAGATATAGTTCCCATGAATAAAAATAGTATCTGTTTGGTGATTGGTATTCGTATTTCATTTGGATGTGGTATAGAAGGTCTTCGTAATTTTTTATGTATTCGTCGTAAAGCATCACATGTCT